GACTTAGTACTTGTCGTCCATAGCGGCATTTGGTACCGTGCTCCCGCTCTTCAGGTCCACGGACCAATCGCACTTCACGTTGGTCTGCCCAGCACCTTCGCCCTTGTTTTTCTGAACAGCGTACCCTTCGACCTTGCCCCAAACAGAGGGAGTATTGGGTCCGGAATCCTCGGAATGACGAGGGCCTTCCTGGTTGACGGTCTGCTTTACGAGCTGACCTGCTCCTGATGCTTCGCCTGCGGGGCCCAACGGGCCTACAGCGGGATAATCTGACGGCTTGGAATCACGGGGTTGTTCCAGATTTCCGCCAAGTTTGATGAGACCGTTTCCAACTGCCATGTTAACCTCTTGTAGGCATTGAGCCTAATGGTGAAAGTTGTGGTGAGTATGTTGCTTGTTTCGTCGGGGCACCCATGCCCCACGGAGTAGGTTGTTTTGCGTAAAGTGGTTGAACTTGAGGAGGAGCCGGAGGAGGAGCAGTCCAGCCATTCGGCCTGTCGATCCTGACACTCGGCTGCAATGTGATACGGAACAATTCGTACTGGCCGTTGTTCACGTTGTCAGAATTTTGCGGCATTTTGCTGACAAACTTCTGGCCGGTCGGGGCGTTCCACGAACTCGGCGTCGAGGCGTCGGCATCATGTGTCGCGATAATCTCGCCGTTGTCGTCGATGATGTCTAGGTGGATTCTCATCGACTATTCCGCCAGCGTGAAGTCGAGATAGTACTCTTTTCCAAGTTCGAACTTTTCCCACGCTTCCGGATTTACAGTTCCAAGTTCAAGACTCCCCGAAGGAGTATAAGAGTAGAACTTCTTGTTTTCCGGACTACCATCAATAACTGGAGTGAACTTGAGAGTTCTGAGTTCCTTGCCACCCGTCCACCCAGCAAGGCATGTTTCATAGGAATTCAATCTGAATTTCGCACGAACAGACATATGTCTCCTTCGAACCTCGTTAATGATTCGAGTTGCTGCTTCCAAAGATTGTTTCTGGAATTCCTCGTCGGTTTCGTAACTCGGGCCGAGTCTGGGTTCCATCCAAGAGTTTGTCATCCGAAAATTCCTGCCCCAAGGATGTTGGGCATCCCTCCGGGGGATTGAAACTGTTGTTCATCTGCTTCTGGGGAGGAGAGAAAATCACTCGGAGAGATTTGCGGACCGGGATCGTCAAGAGGAATCAGAGCCCCGTTTTCCCCCATCATGAACCGAGTTGGTCCTGATTGCTCCAAAGGAACCATCATCCCGCTGCCATCCAAGTAATACGCTCCCGATATCGCGGGGTTATAGTCTTCCGAGAAGACTTGGTCCCAGCCCATCAGGTCGATTTTCCTCGCAAACATGTCGGTGTTATTTTCGACAATTGCCTGCGTGGCCTGCGGAGCGTACATCGGCTGGTAGCCGAGGTTGTCCGGAATATCGTCATGATGGTGAGACGACATACATTTTTCGAACTCTGAATACAGCGTATCCAATGTAGGATACTTGGGCTGCATACAATAGTTCGCGAACTTGAACCGGCCCTCCGAAATCCACGGAAGCAACCCGCCCATGCGAATCTTCTTCGCGTCTTTCTGGTTGCTCGGCGTCACCCAGTTGATGTGGGTACAGATATTGATGACGTACGGGTCGCCGGTTTTGTATGCCTCAGCCTGAATGGTAGGCTCAAGGTTCTTCGATCCTCCCGCATCTTCGATACCGAGAATGAACGGGTGGCCTTCCTGAACCAACTGGACAATGGCCTGAGCGGCTGAGAACGGGTTGAACCGGTCTCGAACTAACTTGAGAACGCTACCAACTGTTTTGCGAAACCCGGTCTTCTTGCCATTTGGGTCGTATACGTCTTCCTCACCCCACATGACCGAACTGCCAACGCAATAGTCGGTTCCCTTCTTCTGGCTGAAGCTCAGGTCCCAGAACTGGGATACGGGTCCGTTGCGGGGGAGCATGTTGAAGGGGACAGTTGCCTTGATGAGTGTGATTCTATCGAATACGACTTGACTGGCCGCCCGGGGGTTTTGGTTAAGCTGGCCTTCGAAGACCTTCTCGTTGTTCGAATACTCGCCCATCAGCCAAGGGTAGGGCTGACGTTGGGGGAGGAGAAGGATACAGCCGTCTTCACCCGCTTCGATGTAATTGACCGGTCGGCCCTCGCGCCGAAGTTTCTCTTCGACTTCCGGCTTTATCTGGCAGGCTTTGCCGATCAGGATGTCAATGCTGTAAGTCTTGTTCCGGGTGAGCGTCCAGCCGACTCCGGTAACGGTCTCGATCTCGCCATTGGTCAGATACTTTTCGAGGAGAACACCATAGTGGTCTTCTTCCGCATACCGAGTGCCGACGTAGTCTTTGAAGAACCCGCCGGGCATGAGAAGCTTTTCTGCGAGGAACAACTTCTCGGAAATAGTGGCGCATTGTTCCGGGGTTTCGGAGTTCTTGTCGGAAACAGCGTCGTCTGCCTTGATGACCTCAAAACGCCATCCGGCTTTGGTCTTTCCAACCGATGAGGCCCGAACCGTTCCTTCTTTACGACCGGTTTTCTTGGCCTTGTAAACGGGGGTCGTAAACACGTTGCCCGCGCCCATGTCTTTCCGGAGGCAGCAATGTTCCGGGAAGAACATGTTCATGAAAGAAGGGGATTCTTCTCTCAGGGTAAAAAATCCTTTGATTTCAGAAATGAAACCTTGAGACAAACTCGCTTCGCCGGTAAGAAACAAGATACGAATCGAGGGGTAGCACAACACCCACTGAACTGTGTCGACCGCGTCGTAGGAACTTTTCGCTCCGCCTCTGGGCCACAAAAGGACTCTGGTTTTTACTGAGCTAGCCTCAAGAATCGGAACAGACGGGTCTTTCTTTACAAACAACTCGGCGAACACATCATACTGCGGGTCGAGGAAGATGTTTTCAGTAACCGGGATTTCCCCGTTTTCGCTGACGGACATCGAGTCCCAGAGGAAGTACTTAGCCAACCACTTCAAATCGGCTATACTGCGGCGACGAACTTCTTTTCCAAGGGACGAGTTTGGAATATGATCCAAACCGAGCTTCATCATGTTTATGAGGTTTTCCCGAATCTCTACTAAGAAATCGTAGAGAACCTCATTGGGAATAAGTTCCTTCCCGCCATATTGATCTTGTAGCTCGTCGAAGCGGTCGCCGCTGTCCATTTATCGGACTACCTTTTCTTCTTTGACTGACCCGATTGGCTGAGAGCAATTGCGATAGCTTGCTTCTGGTTTGTTACCTTGGGTCCCTTTTTCGATCCGGAGTGAAGGGTTCCAGACTTCCATTCATCCATTACGGTTTTAACTGCGGCCTTCTTCCCGGCCTTCGTCGTAGGCTTTTTATCAGGCATTTGATTCTCCAAATTCTGCGTCGAGGTCTTTGAGGATTACATCAGCAAGAGCGGCCTCGTTCATGTGTTCGAGGGCTATCTGCTTATACCCGTTTTCCTGGGCATTGGATGCGGATAATACCGACCGGTGTTTGTGTCCGGCCACGAACAACTTGAGACGTTCCAGAGATTCTGGTGTCACGGGTTTGTCATCCCTTTCGCTAGAGCAAATCCATAATACGTTGGCTCCAAAAGCGACGAAGCATCTCTAACAAAAGTATATCCTTTTAACAGTCGACATTTGAAGTCGTGGCAAGGGGGCGGGAACAAGAAGGCGTGGAACTTAGTCTGGAAGTCCCCGGTTGTTTGTCCGAGGTTTCCGGTGATGACGCTTCCGTTGTGAATGGCATCCGATAAGTCCTTGGAACTTATGAGGGTATCGAAATGCTTGACCGCGCTGTCTGAATCAGTGAACAGCACGTCTTCCTGCGCGTAGAAGTGCGCCTCGTTCTTGTCGAAGTTGTTGGCTGCGATTTCGACTTGCCCAACCGTCAGGCGCGTCGTGTTCAACAGCTTGTCCGTATTGGACAACAAACCACAAGGACCAGGAACGCATTCAGCGTTGATTTTGGTAACTGTGGTCTGCAACCCGGAGACCACGCCCTTGAGGGGCTCAGTCACCGAAGCTACCTGCTGCTCGGTTTGCTGTACGCTGGTCGCCGCGCTTTGGAAAGCTGACCCGACTTGGTCGACGGTTGCGTTTACGTGTGTCAGTGTTACGGAAGCCTGAGTTAAAACACCAGAAGCCTGTGTCGCCAGAGCCTTCTCGGACGGGGCCGTAGTCACAAGGAAATACGACCCAGCACCGAAGAAGACAACAACGGAGACACACGCAGCGGCTATGAAATACTTCAGCCAGCCCATTGGACCTCTTTTAACTCTTACGGTTAGGCTGCGGGAGGGTTGTTAGCAGCGATCTGGGCAACCCAAGCTTCAACCGCTGGGATGAGGACCTTGGCTTCGTTCACAACCAGATTGACAATTGTGGTCACCTTGGTCTTCAAGGCAGCATCCTTGATATCAGCAGCGGTCAACAGATTCGGAACAGTTGCAGCCAGATTCTGGATGTTGGCGAGGAGCGATGTTCCGCTGATAGCTGCCGAAGCTGCTGCCTGAATTGCAGCGAGGCCAGTTTCTACCGTGGACAGAACGGCGGCTACGGGGGCTTCCGCAATTGGGTCGGCGAGTGCAACTGCCGCCTCAACGACGGGAGCTACCTCCCCGACAAAATTCTCGACCGCCTGAATTGCAGCCGGTGCTTTCTTGAAGAGCTTCTCAAACGCGACACCGAACTTCTCAAGGTCCGAACCGGTTCCCTTGAAGAACTTCTCCACGTCTACTACGATTGTTGAAAGTGCTGAGGCCATGTTTATCTCCGTTGTTATTTGGTTGTGGCCGGGTCGACCGGCGGGGTAGGGGGGATAGGTACGCCGTTCAGGGTTCCTGTGTTGCTCGAAACGCTGGTGCGCGGTATAGGAAGCACGGCCTGAATTGTGTCGTACAGCCAAGTGTAAATCGTAAGGAAGCTGAGAGAAGAGCCCGGTTTGGGCATACACTTACCCGCCGCGACCGCTATAGCGATTGCACCGACGCCGTAGGCTTCTGCATTTGCTGCCAGATGTTGACCGATCATAGCCCAAAATCCGTTCATGTTTTTCTCCTAAACTACATGCCCGCAGGTGCTGCTGCCGGGGCCGCCGCCGGGGGTCCACCCGCTGGGGCTGCTGGGGCTGGTTCAGGGGCTGCCGCCGGGGCGGGTCCCTGATCTCCCATATTGTCTTGAATGTGCGACTGGAGCGA